GCAAAAATGGCTTTACAGGCTGGTGGTAAAATATATGCCAACAGACAAAAAGCAAAAGTAGCAATGTCAGATGCACAATTATTACATGCAGAACGACAAGCTCGAGGTGAGGAGGCTTATCAGGGTAAGTTATTAGAGGCAAGACAGAATGATTACAAGGATGAATTTGTTTTAGTAATTATTTCAGCCCCCATAATTGTGTTAATGTGGGCAGTTATGTCAGATGATCCTGCAGCTATGGAAAAAGTAAAACTATTTTTTGAGTATTTCCAGTCGCTTCCGTCATGGTTCACAAATTTATGGATTCTTGTCGTGGCTAGTATTTTTGGTATTAAGGGTACACAGATTTTCCGTAACGGAAAAAAGTAATGTCAGAAAATAGTTCTGAACTAATAAACGAATACAAAGAACAGATTCGTATACTTAGACAAGAAGTAGCGGAACTGCAAGATGCTGGTAAATCTAAAGATGCAGCTAACAAAAGATGTTTGCAAAAACTAGAGCACACTAATCAAGATTTAGAAGATGCAAATATAAAAATAAAAAAACTGGAGGAAAAAAATGATCCAAAAAATAAAGGAAAAGATAAAAAATCTTTTGAATAAATTTACTGAATGGTTATTTTCAGGATATGATAAGTGAAGATAGCATTAGCATTTTTATTATGTTCATATGTAGCCGAATCTTGTTTACCTCCACACATACACTATATAGAATTTGATAGTGAGTATGAGTGCATGATAGCAGGATATACAGAATCATTAAAAAAAATAAAAGAAATAGGTCCAGATGATGTTAATGAATATGGTATGTACATTAAATTTGGATGCTATGAATCAACAACTCAAGGCGAAACTTAACTATGAAATCCCTCGTTATAGCACTTATATTATTTACAATATTTATATTAACATTTATAAATTTTGCACATGCAGGAAGTACCCAGTCAAACGTATCTGGATCTAACACTGCTATTGAAGGAGGATATACATCAAGTGCTACAACTACATACCAGTCTGGGTCTAGTTCAAATAGCACTACGAGTAATACAACAAACTCTAATGTTAGATCAGCACCTCCATCAGCATCAGCTCCGTCTTACAATTCTATGACACAAGATGTTTGTAGCACAGGTGCTTCAATGGGAGTACAAACTTTTGGGATAGGTGTTAGTGGTGGAAAACATTTTATAGATAAGAATTGTGAAAGATTAAAATTAGCTAGAATATTAAATGATTTTGGTATGAAGGTAGCAGCT